GCGAAAACATTTCAATGAGTAATTCAATGATAATGTTTAAGGATAAAAATGGCAACCCGAAAGCTGTTGAAGCAAACACAGCTATCGAATCAGGTGACGCTATTGATATTCAAAACGCATCTAATAAAAGTGGTAATTAACATAGACAGATAACAATTAAAAGAAAGATGTAAGTCCTATTCCGACCCATTCTGCTATGTATCGATAGGCTTTCTTTCTTTTAATACAAAGAGAAAGAAGAGGTAAACAGTTGAAAGAACAACTAATAGAATTATTAAAAATAATCTTTCAAAGAGATAATGAAGCTATTGATGATATAATGGATAAATTTGATTATGATGACAACCATTTTGTAAGGCCACCTGAAGATACAGAGCAATTTACAGATGATATGTTACATCAAAATGAAACACCAGAAGTAAATTGTGAATTTGTTCATGGTCATCATCATACAGAAGAAATAGTTTCAAATGGAAGAACTATTCCAGAAGGTTCAGTAGAGATATGGTTTAAATTCTTTGATGTAAGAACAAGAAGAAAAAGAATATTTAGAATTGGAGATTATTATATAAGAGTACTAAACACAGGTTTTGACAAATGGGATTGGGACTTTTATATTGAACAATATGGAATAATAGATAAAAAACTTGTAAAAACATATATGAGAGCACAACATCCTCATATATCACATGGTAATGCTTGTCTTGCAGCTATGGAAACAGGTATTAGAGCATCTATAACTAATTATAACTTAAATGGATTTTTATGGAGAATAAGAAGTTTCTTAAATTCTTGGAATTATAGAAGCCCTCATTGGGAACCAGAAAGATTCGAACATAAAGTTATTGCATTTAATTTAGAAGCTTTACGAACAGTATTTGTATCTCCTGATAGAAACTATCCTATAGATAGAGATTATTGGAGTATGTGCAATAATACTGACTATGATGATAAATGGGATACTAAAACTTTAGGATTAACTTCAGCTAGATTAAAAAGTTATGATGCTACTCCAATATCAAGGAGTATAACACATTTAAGAAGTGGAGCAAAATACTTAGATAATGATTTAGAAATTATTCATCAAAATAGTAGAGGATTATATTATTCTCCTCAATTGTTATATAATTTAAGTTCTTGGATTAATAATAATATAAAGACTGAAGATATAACAATTAATCAAGCTTTACCATTGTCTGCTTATTTAGTTGATAAAATAAAAGAAGAAGTTAAGAAAAACCAAATGATAGTAGAAGGTGACTGGGAAGAATCTTATACACAACTTGTATATGATGTAACAAATACTAGAGAAATATATGTTACTGAATATAGAAATGAGTATAGAGGAGGCCCAGAAAGACAATATCATGATGTAGCTTCTAGACTTTATAGATTAACTTCCCAAAAAGACAATCCAGATACACATCAAGAAGCAAGTGATTTAATTTCTGAGTTAAATGATATGAATAATTATATAAACTTACTTAGAGAGTGTGTTATAGATGGATATCAAATGAACCATTCAGAAATAAAAGATGGTTTATATTCAAATCTTAACAAAGTAATAAATTCAACACCAGTAGACAGCTATGCATGGGAAACTGTTGAAGAGTTTATAAATTTTGTTGACAAATTTTCAATATCTAGAGATAATGAAGTTAAAGATTTGGAAGTTGAAATGGACCATGCTAGAAATAATTATGAGTGCATTAAAAGTGAACTTATGAATTTAATGAAAGAATGGCGAATAAAATATCACAAAACAGAGTTAAGGAGGCTCGAAAATAATGGAAAAAATACAGTGCAGATTGAAAGTCTCAATCTATAAACAAATACAACACTTATTAAATCTATATCCTAAAACGGAATGGTCAGGTGTAGCATTTTATGATAAGTTAAATGAAGATAAGCATGGTTGGTGTACAGAATGGGAACTTGTAGCATTCTATCCTATTGATTTAGGAAGTACTGCAGCTACTGAATTTAGTGGAGAAGACCAAATAGAAATGATTCAAAAAGCTTATAAAGAAAAACCTAAGCTTAAAGAATGTTATAAAGGTCTTATTCATAGTCACCATACATTAGGTGGTGGTGCTTTCTTTAGCGGTACAGATAGAGAGCATATGGAAGAATGTGCTAATGTAGTAGGTTACCCATCATTAGTAGTAGCTTGTGAAAGTACAAAAAGTCCATTTGCATTTTCATTTAGTTGGATTGATAGCTTTAAAAAGGTTCATTGGACTCAAGAAAAAGCTGGATATGTAACTATTGATTATGGTAATTACAAACCTAATGGTCTATTTGAAGAATGTCTTGACTCTTTAGAAAAGCAAAAGAAACAAGTTATTGCAACTCCACCTGTTTATTATAGTAGAACAGGAATGAGAGGCCAAACTTCTTTATTCAATCAATCGTTTCAACAAAATGTTAAACCATTTAAAGAAAATGATGTATTTGAATATTACGACCCTAATATCGAAGATGATAAATATCAAGAACTATTAAAAAAATATAACGAAGCTGATGAAAAGTATATGGATTTACCTGTAGGTGACCCAAATACAGAAAAATTTCAACAGTTAGCTATAGATGCAGAAAAAGAACTTGATGATTATTGTATTGCAAACTCTTTAAATGATATAGGAGGGTTCATGTAATGGCAGATAGATTCTTGAGAAATAAAGACCTAATTGACCAAAAGAATCTTAAAGAAGTTACTATTATAGGTGCTGGTGGTGTGGGCTCTGCGCTCATACTATCAGCTGCTATAATGGGCTTTAAAAAGATTCATGTTTGGGACTTTGATACACTTGAAGAGCATAATTTGAGTACAACTATGTACCCAGAAAGTTATTTAGGTGAATCAAAAACAACTGCAGCTAAAGAATTAGTAAGATACTTTGGTTGTAAAACAGAAATTATTGAACATGATAAGTTTGGTTACACTGACAATGTAACTGCATGTACAATGATGGCTCCAGATAACATGGAGATAAGAAAAATAGTATATATGAATTGGATAAGAATACCAGGTAGAAAAGTACTTGTAGATGGTCGTATGGGAGCATTGTCAATGGATATTCATACAGTTGACGCACTGCACGACAATTATCTAAGTAATTGGAAACCAAGTAGAGATATACCTGATTTACCTTGTACTGCAAAACATACAATATTTACAGCTAATATAATTGCTGGCATAATGTTGTCACAAGTATTTAATGTCTTGCATAAAAGGTCTTATTATTCGTATATTTGGAAGTCGTTAGCGCCATATATGACTAAAGAATATGGCAAAGTAAACCCTTTAATTATGGAGAAACACAGTGATAAAGAAACAGAAACGCAAACCAGTGTCTCTGAATCCGAAAGTACTTCTATTGTACGGAGCACCCAAAGTAGGTAAAACTACTATGCTCTCTCAATTAGAAGACTGCCTGATTGTAGATACTGAAAAAGGAACGCACATGGTCGAGGCTTATGTGCAAGAAGTAAATAACCGAGAAGAGTTAATCCAAACTCTTAAAGATGCTATGGAAGGTCACGAATTTAAATACATAGCTATAGATACTATTGATAAGGTTGTAGAATGGGCTGAAAAAGCTGTTTGTGCAGAATATGAAGTAGCATCTATTGCTGATTTAACATTCGGTAAAGGTTATGCGTTAGCTCGTGAGAAAGTAATGAATACTATCAACGCTTTTAGAGACTGTTGTGACCATTTAATTATCGTTGGACATAGAAAGGTTGCTAGGGCAGTCATTGATGGCAAAGCCCTAGTTGAACCTGAATCTTTAGATATAACTGGTAAACTGAAGAATCTGATTATGTCAGATTGTGATGCTATCGGTTATGTCTTAAGAGAAGACGAAAAGTTAATGGTTTCATTTAAAGCAGATGAATCAATAGAAGCAGGTAGTAGATGTGAACACTTACGTGGCCAATGCATGGAATTTAATTGGTCTAACATATATAAAACAGAAAGTGAAGGTAGTTAAATGGCGATATTCCGTCCAACAGGAGGTGAATCCTCAGGTAATAACTTTTATGGTATATGTGAAATAGCAATTTTAAACTTTGAAGAGAAATCATCACAGTTTGAATGGGCTGACATATATCTTGATATAGAAGTTAAACAAAAAGGAAGTGATTATACTAAACAATTAAGAATAGCAGGCGACCTGGAAAAAGGTCCTGATGGAAAAATAACAGGTGGTTCTGTTCTTAAAAGAATGTATAATTTCTTTGACATTATTGGTGAAAAAGCTGGATTAACAGTTGATGGTAAGTGGGAAAATGAAGATGGTGAAGAAATACACGATATAGCTAAGTATTTAAACCAAAAGCATTCTTCTAATGTAATGCCAGACACTGACCCAGATTTTACTTATTTAGCATATGTATACAAAGAAAAACCTAAACAAAAAGGTGGAAAAGTGTATACAAGAGTGTTTCATAGATTAAATCACAATAATGATGGTGGTAGAAAACAACTTGAATCAGATGTTAAATGGTTTAAAGATAAAGGTTTTCTTAAAGAAGCCTCTGAATCAGACGTTAATCCAACACAAAATGTTGAAATGTCAGAATCAGGTATTGGTAATCTTTAGTGTTTGACTATATTGAAATAGCAGTAGGCAGTCCCCGTCACAGGGGGCAGCTTATTGCAAAGTCAGATTTAGTAAAATACATAAATACTGATACACCACTGTATAGGTCTGTTTATTTATATACAAAAAAAGCAGTAGATTATGCCGAATCTAAAGGCGGGCTAAAAAACTATTTTGGCGAAAGAAGTATAGACTGGATATTATTTGATATAGATAAAGGAGACAACAGTAACGAATACACATTAAATA